CAGGTCGGCGCTGCTCAGGTTGGCGCCGCTCAGGTCGGCGCCGCGCAGGTTGGCGCTGCGCAGGTCGGCGCCGCTCAGGTTGGCGCTGCTCAGGTTGGCGCCGTACAGGTTGGCGCCGTACAGGTCGGCGCCGCTCAGGTTGGCGCCGCTCAGGTTGGCGCTGCTCAGGTTGGCGCCGCTCAGGTTGGCGCTGCGCAGGTTGGCGCCGTACAGGTTGGCGCTGCTCAGGTCGGCGCGGGCTCCTCCGGCTTCGCCTCGGAGCCATTTGGCGTGTTTGCTCAACACCTCGGCCAATTCTTCCTTTGTCATTTCACAGACTCCTTCTTTTTGGATTCGGGGGATTTGCCGCGGGGTTTGTATCGGGGATCGGGGCAGCGTTGGCACCATTGCGCTTGGTGCTTGCCGTCAGGGTGCGGCACCATCCTGAACCGCTTGCCCTCCTGCTTGCAGAAATGACAGGTCATGGTAGAGCGAACCGACCAGCGTGCAGGTGGCCCCGGTGGCGGTCATGGTCGGGGTTTGCCCGAGAGATTGACCAGTTGATCCCGCCACAGAGCCACAGAAGAACGAGCTCGCCGGTGTCGGGGCGTACCGAAAGCGCGCACCTGTCACAGGGATAGGTGCTGGCTGCGCTGTCGTTATCGGGATGCGCAACGCCGTAGTCCAGCTTGCGGTCGATAATCTCTAGTACTGGCGGGCCGTCGATCACAGCGAGGCCTCGATGCCAAACTCGGCCTTCGTTTCGTCAAGAGCTTCGATCAGCTCGCCGCGGGTGAGTCGTAAAACCCGATCGTGTTGTTCGTTGTCGAGGGTCGCCACCACACGCTCGATGTGTGCGGTCTGCGTTTTGAGCAGTCCGGTGAGTCTGGCTACCTCAAACGCGAGCGATACCGCGGGTGAGTCGCCGATCATACCCACTGCTCGGCGTCGTCATCGGCGTCGCGCTCTAACTCGCCTTGGATCGCAAGACGCTGAGCCCAGACGTAGAGGAGGCAGCCAGCGATGATGGTCGCGACCCTGCCCCAATGACCCCAGTCGATACTGTTCATGCTGCAGATCCTCCGGGCGAGTTGTAGAGTTCGTCGATGTAGAGGTCGAGTGCGCGAGCGATTTCTTTCACTTGCTCGATCGGAGTGTCGGCGGCCCGCGCTTCGGTGAGACGGCGGGCGAGGCAGCGCCACGGAGCTTGGCGGTGGCGCCTGATGTCGTAGATGGCTTCACTGGGCACCGATCCGTCGGCGCCCTGCATGCCCACAAAAGCCGAGTGCATCGCCCTGTCGAGCGACCTGGCGCCGAATACACGCCTTCGTCCGTTCCCTTCGATGAGCTTGAGCATCTCAAGCCGTTCGTTGGCGCGCGTGAAAGGCGCGCATATGGCCGAGGGAGTCAGAGGCGGCACTGTCGCCGCTTGCTGTTCGGACGAACGTAGACGTTGCCAACGCGTGCCCTCTCTTACATGAAGTTGCGCCCCGATTCCAAGGGACGCGGCGGTTCTTCGCGTCTCGATCCCGGATGTTGTCGAGTGGGGTGCCGAGCCAGAGATGCGCTTGGTTGCAGCACGGAGGATTGTCGCAAGAGTGGCAGACCTTCTTGTCTGCGGGAGCGCGCTTGCCGTTCGCCAGTTCCCAGGCGAAGCGGCTGGCAGTAACGACGTGGCGCTCGGGGCTGACGTGGAACACGCCATAGCCGTCTTCGTTGCGACCAGCAAGCCAAGGCCAGCACTCGTCAGCGCCACGAACATCCACCTTCGCCCAGAAACGCCCTTCAACGGATTCTCTCATTCGGTACTTTCGTCCCGCCGCCTTTGTTATCGTTGTCGCTCATGCCACACATACGCGGCCCACCATCTCGCCCTTTCATTTCTGCACCGTCATCGGTAGATAGGATGTAAGGGCGTGCCGTAGAACCTAAGGCATTGCCCTAAGATGTCAAGACATTTCCGCATTCTACCTAATGACGACCTAATGGAAGCAACGCAACAAACTGCCGGACAGCGCATCCGGGCAGCGCGAGAGCGGTTGAAAATGAAGCAGATTGAGTTCGCGCGTCGGGTCGGAGTGAGCGGTGTCTCAGCGTCGGACTGGGAGCGCGATGTGTATTCGCCGAGCGACGAGAACTGGGCGAAGATCGAAGAGGTGTTAGGTGTGCCTCGGGCCGAGCTTGAACACGGCTTTGGCACTTCGACTCAGGACACGTTCAACGCTGGGGTGCGGGAAGGTCTGAGGCGGGCAGTGGACGCGATTGGACACCTGGCGCTCGAGGTCGTAGGCGAACGCGCGCCCATCGTGCCGGTAGAACGGATTGAATCGGGTGGCGCGGTGAGGCGCCGGCGTGTCAGATGATGAGCTTCATTGTCGGATAGGCGGGGCGATGTGAGATCGCGCGGAGCTCGACGTTGAGCCATTCGATCGACTCGGCCGGATCCTCGCCACGCGGGATGATGTAGGGGCTCGACGGTGTCATGTGGTGTTGGTCGTCGACCGCTATCAGGACGATTTCGCTGTGGGGGCCGAGGACTGGCAGGCGGTAGATGCCATGCGTCAAAAGCTGTGATGCTGGAACGGGGAGAACTGCCGAAACGTCAAGCATAGGAGGGGATGGAATGTTCGGTTTGGTACAGACTCAACGCTATCTGTTTACGCATGGGGCGTCAATCCCGATGTGGGTCGGTGCCGACCGGTGACACCTAAGAAGCGGCCATCTGTCATGGTTCGGCGCCACATCTCGGCGCCCGGCTGGCTTTGGGATCGGGTCGAGGAGGTGGCAAAGGCTGATGGCCGGAGCGTAACTGAGCTCGTCCGTAGGTTGCTCATCAACCATCTTCGGCGCGAAGAAGGTCGCACCCTCGTCCCTACCGCAAGCGAGGGCCGACCCCTGCCCAGTGCGGCAAGGGTCGGCCACTACAAACGCGCTGCCGACTCGATCTAGTCGGGCCAATCGCGCCATCCTAATGGCAGGCGTGCGTTAGGCGGCGCACCCTTGAACATTGGCGCGATGTGCGCATCGCTGTAACCTGCGAGCCCGCACCCAATCCGCGTCACTTGAAAATCGTCCTCGGGATTCGCGCGTGCCTGGTCGAGGAACGTCCTGACATAGCCTTCGATCGCGTAGAGCGGCAGCGTGCGTAGCTGCGCGTCCTTTGTCGGGACGGCGAAAGATTGGCCCTGCCAGCCGTAGCCCTTGCCGAGCACGGCGCCCCAATGCGTCACAGCATCGTAGGCCGCGCCGGCGCCGTGGATGCCTGCTTCGTTCGATCCGAAAACGAAAATGATTGTCGGGGGGAAATGGGGTTTCATGAGCCCCGTCCTATGCACGCGGGACAGATCGGCGCCGTCTTCGCCAGGTGATCGCAAATACGGTTCGAACACTTCGAGCATTCGACAGTGTGGGCAACCGCGTCAAGCAACTCCTGTAGCTCTCGGCATTGGGCGCACACGTAGCGCAGTCGTTTAGCCATTAAGTCTTTCCTCCACGACTGCGGGGATGGGTGACTCGCCCGACAGCCAGCGGTGGACGGTGCGCGGGTGACGCATTAGGACGTCCCGCGAGTACCGCTCGACCGCGCTCGTCCAGCTCTCGCCCTCTTCCTTGTACGCAGAGATGCGGGTAGCGAGGAACAGCGGCACTCCATGTTTAACAGCCATCGTCGTCTTCCTCCATCTCATGGTGAATGCGGGCGCGCTCTTCTTCGTTGTCGCGGAGCGATGCGATGGGGTCGGCGAACGCCTGGACTGCGGCGCGCACATAGGTGCGATCGTCGGCAGGGTCGCCGCTCCGCTCCCACATCGAGCCATCGACATAGCTGTGCTTGCCCGTGTCGGGGTCGCGGTAAATTCCGCTGCCCTCGTTGTCGGTGTCGAAATCGATCACGACGACGCGGACAGAGCCGTCGAAGTGAACGTCCTGCACCAGCCCACCGCGGACGAACACGGCAACGGTGGGGATCTCGCCTGTGTTGCCACAGGCAAAGCAACGCGGCTTCTCGGCCGGAGCTTCGGGGAGGCTGAAAAGCGGTTTAGGCATTGTCGCTGCCTCCTCTTCCCAGAGCGTGGCGCGACACTCGGCGCAAACGATCTTGGTGTAGCTGCCTATCTCGGCGTCCGACTCACCGCCGGTGAAGGCTTCGTACTCGCAGTTGCCGGGCTCCCACTCGTTCTTCTCGTCGTAGAGCACCGTGAACGGTTGCACCAGTTCTGTCACGCAAGCGCAATAGCTTTCCAGCGTGCTCTTGTCGGCCACTCCGGGGCAGCCCTCGACACTATCTGGGTCGCCCTCGCACGCCTCAGGACCGCCGTAGCCTTGCGCGTCAATCCCTATGAAATTCTTACGGTTGAAACAGCCAGGCGTCTTACAATCCCATGCGCCGGTGATCTCGGGGGATTGGGGGTTTGTGGTCATGGTCATGGCGTCACCGTTGGAAGCGTGCGCGCCAACTCTCGCGCGTAGTGGACGGCGGTGCTTGAGAGCTTCCGTACGAATGCGCCGCGCGTCGGGCTCCACACGAACCCGTGTGAACGCACCTTCTTGTAGTCGTCCCTCGGGAGTTTCATGCCGAAGGTAAGGCTTACGCGGTTGTCGTTCGGGTCGACAGCCACGCGCACACCGTTTATCTCTTCGACACTGGCGGGGATCGTGGCAATCTTCTCGATCCGCTCAGCACGCTTCGCAGCCTGGCGGATGCGGGCGCCGATGTTAGAAAGTGCGAAAGTTGGAAAGGGGTGATTCTTGTCCCACGAGTGGCGCATGTAGCTCTCGCCCGATGCCCTCAACTCGGCGGGGCCATCCCAACCTTCGAGTGTGCCATGCTTCTTATAGAAGGCGTTGGCTGCCTTCATAAGGTCGCGCTCCTTCTCTAGTCCCGTGCGCTTGTCGTCTAGCTTCTCGATCGCGTCGGGATCGTCGCTCGAAATGCCGCCAGTACCCACGGCCTCGGCACGTGCGTCGTACTCTCGCGCGCGCTCCATAGCCGCCACACCAGCGCGGCCAGCGTTGTCAGCCTTGCGCAATGCGTTCCGGTGGTGCTTCTCGCTGTGGTGGCCGACGAGGATAGGTTGGCCGAAGGGTATGCCGTCGGTCAACTGGTGTGCGCGGTCGAATCGGGCAGCGGCTTCATCACGTGCCCGACCCGCGGCGCGCTCAAGCCGTTCGCGGCGTCGCTCCTGTTTCTCTTCGTAGCTGTTCACGGGTCAGCCCTCCCGTGTGACGTAGACCGCGAACAGCGGGCGGTGTGTCACGGTGCGCAGCCGGCGATAGACCGGGGCGAGTCCCAGGAGTGCGCCGAGGAACGTGTACGCGTCGCACCAGTCAATAGAAGTACAGGGCTTCTCCTTGCTCCCCGCGTGTAGCTCGATCCTCCAAAGTTTCTTGGTCATGGCGACACCGCCTCACCGCTGTCTACGTTACTCTCCGCGACGATGTGGTCGCCCTGCCATATCTCCCACTCACTGAGCCCGTCGAACAACACGCAACCGCGCGCCTCGTCGAGCGTCCAGTAGACACCGTGCGACCATGTAGAGCCATCGGCCAGCACTTCGATTACCTCGTAGTTACTCGGACCGCGTTGCATCGTCGTCCTCCTATCGTGTGCCTTGTGTGTGCTTCGGTTGACAGGACGCAACTTAGGCAATTGCCTTATGATGTCAAGAGTCACCTTGAAGATGGGCGAAACTGTTACAAACCTGTCAATGTGGCAGGACATACGGTCAGGAATGGTTGTCGGCGATTGGTCTAGGGTTCCAACTTTGATCCGGCCAGACGCTCCCGTGCGCATTGTCCTAAATAGAGGACACTGTCACCTGTAGAGGACACATCGAGCAATAGTGTCCTCAATAGTGGACACATATACAGGTGTTTGTTTGGCGGTTGATCTGGGGTCAGATACTTCCCTCCCCACCGCGGAGCCCTCCCAAACGCAAACCCCCGAAGGGCTTAGCTGCGCTGCCGGGATGCGGCCCATCATGTGTGGGGTGGGTGATAGCGTGGGAACTGGGCAGCTCTGATGCACCTGGCCGATGATCGAGCACGGTCGAAGGGGGGCGGGGGAGGTCGAGGGGGGTGGCTCGCTACCAGTCATCATCCTCCCGGCAGATTTTGACCGGTATTGGGTTGGCTCCCTACCCCGATTTTTTGCGACCCTGAAACGCCATTGAACTACAGATGAATCACTATACTAGTCGTTTCGGGTTGTCGAAAAGCTATTATAGTGGTTTCGTGTGCAGAACGTGTGACTTTTTGGCACATCAGTCGTCTTATCTTTGCAGGGGATCGTGGTGACTGGTGAGGCTGACCCGTAAGGGGTGGTCGAAGACCTTGGTTGCGGCGACCTTGCTTTGACCCACGGAGCGCAGCCGATCAAACTGGCTCGGGTGTAGGCCGTCTGTGATAAGGGGCCGTGCGGGGTTCGAGTCCCCGTCGTGGGGATGTTTTGCAGGCAGATGGAAGGTCTGGTGATGTTGGGCACAGGGCGAAAGCCTGAGCTGTCCGGGAGCTACCGAAAGTTCTCTCCGACCCCAACAAGATCAGCGGCACGCCTTCGGGCCTTCTGGTAGCATTTCTGTCTGGGGGTACTCACAGTACCGGGTTCCCTGGGTAAACGAGCCAGTCGACGTTGTAGCGGCAGACAGCTTCTACACGGACGCACGATTGGTTGGAGGACGGTATCCACCACACGGTTAGCCCGCAGTTTCCGCGCTTTTGCGCGGGATCTTAAAGGCTTCCTCACGCCCGGATACGAATGGCAACACTTCAACCGAAAGAATGGGTCTGCGTTGCCGATCTGCCCGACCTGTCCCATCTGACCGGGAAGTGCAAGCACCTCCACCACTACATCTCTATCGACGACGGGAAGTACATGGAGAAGTGCGTCCTGTGCGATGAGCCGAAGGGCGTAGTATCAGCCTAGCCGACCTTTCGGCCGACCACGAACAACTACAGCAGCATCTCGAGTCGGCCGGACTGGCCGCGACTTTCCCCTGGCACGTCAAGCAGGAGTACGGAATGCGCGCCGCGACTGACGTTGTCGTGCTTCTCGGTGGCAACCGATCCGGCAAATCACAGGGCGCGCTCGGGATAGTCTCGCGGTTCATCCGCCGCGAGGGTCCGATTTACCAGCGGCTCCGGAAGCCGAAGCGCGAGCTCAAGGTCTGGGTCGCGCCCCTAACCGGCGAGAAGTACCGCTCAGTCTGGGAACCGCGGCTTCGCACCCAGGCGTTCGCAGGCATGGACTTCCACCACAAGAAGGCGCCGGAAGACGTCTTCTTATGGAAGGACAAGTACGGCGGTGGTAGCCTCTGGGGTAAATCGGCCGAGCAGGGTCCGATGGCGTTCGAGTCGGACGACGTCGATCTCATCATCTTCGACGAAGAGCCGGACGACCCGCAAGTCTACTCGTCGGCGCTGACCCGGTTCGCGACGACGAACGGCGTCGTCGTCCTGGCGTACACGCCGCTCAACGGAATGTCGTGGACGTGGGATCAGCTCATTAAGCCGACCGTCCGTCCCGAGAACCAGATCGCCGAACGGGTGTGGCGCCGCGGGAACGCGATAACGGTCGTGCAGATGGGTATGGCCGACAATCCCGAGGCCGTGGCCGGTGGCGGTGTCGCGCGCCTGCAGAACGACCCGTCGATCTCGCCGGCTGAGAAAGCGACCCGGTTGTACGGCGAGTACGGCTACACGGAAGGATTGCTGGTGCCCGAGTTCGCGACGTTGAAGGCAAACGACGAGGTGAACCCGTACATCCTCGACAGGCTGCCGGTCGACCGCATCTACTCGTGGCTGCTGACGGCCGATCCGAATAAGCGGAACGCGGCGCTCCTGACGGCCTTCGACCACGAGGGGAATCGGTACGTCTGCGCCGAGCACTACGCCGAGAACCTGCCCGATTCCGAGCACGCGCGCTACTACGGGCTCATGCTCAAGCGCTTCAAGCTCGACAAGGACGACATCGAAATCTGGGCCGATCCCGGCGGTGCTGGCGCGCAGGCGATTATCAACTTGGGCGAGGTTGGATATTTCGCTCGCCCGGTGCCGAAAGACGCGGGCTCGGTGGCCGCATCGATCAAATTGCTGCGCCGGCACGCGTGGTTCGACCCGGCCCACAAACACCCGGTCACGGGCAAGCTCGGCGCGCCCCATATCTACTTTTTGCGGTCGCTCTCGTCGGCTTGGAAGGAGTCGGGGGTCGAGCTCGAGGAGTCGCGGATCATGTGGGAACTGCGCCAGTACCGGCAGAAGCCGGACGCGGCGCCCGACACCCCAATCAAGAAGAAGGACGATGCCACCGACTGCCTCCGGTACGCCGAAATTGTGCGTATGGCCGAGCCCGAACAGGTGTTCGTGGATCCGGCGAAGGCCGCGCGCAACCGCCTCGACGCCTCGAGCCGCCAAGAGGCCGAATTGTACGACCAGATGCTCGAACGGCTGGCGAATCCTGCCAGTAGGGCAGTAATTAAGCCGTCGTAGTAGTACCGATCGGACTGTCGATTAGATACCTTCTAGCGATGTCGATACAATTCGTGCTGGTCGGGGAGGGTACCCCCGCAAAGGCTGTCGCGTCGCACCTCACGCAGTCACCCATCGCCGAAATCAGCCACGTGGTTAGTGACACGCTCGAGTCCGAACACGCGGTGTCGTTTAGTGATTTGAGCAATAAGCCGTGGCTCCGCGGCGACTGGCTGGTAAGCATCAATTCGGCCCGTATCCTTCCGAAGAATGTTCTGGACCGGTTTTGCGGCCGTGCGCTCAACCTCCACAACGGGCCACTTCCCGAATACGCCGGCCGCCATGTGACGCAATGGGGTATCCGAAACGGAGAAGGGCTGTTCGCCGCGACCGTCCATC